TACCGACACGCTGTCCTTTGTGAGCATATCGAGTGTGATTTTTTCTTTAAGTTCCATTTTTCATACCTCCGTTATTTTTATATTTTGTAAATCAAAGAAAAGTTTACCTGCTCATCAGCAACGAAATCATAAGCCTGTTTATTGAGCGGAGCAAACTGCAACCAAGCCAATTTATTTACACTTCCTCTGAACATTCCGCCGTTTTTGCTTATGCCGATATCATGAACAATCACATCCGATTTGTTTGAGAAAGGCATATTGAGCAAAGCTATTGTAGATGTTCCGCCTAAAGATGTTGCGTTCATAATGACGGTGACATTTACAATAACGATATCGCCAATTCTTTCATAAAGGCAAGTTGCAGATTTTATTTTATCAATCTGAGTAGAGTACGGAGTAAGAGTAGCTGTACCAAGTTCGATATTTGACGAATCGTATTTAGTTGCCAAGGCGGTTTTATCGGCTTTAACAAGCAAAGCATTGTAAACCGTACCGCTTGTGAGATAACACGGGCTATTATTTTTTGGTTCACTGTCAAACGGCATTGAATTGAGCTTTTGGGCAATACTCTTGTCTGTTTTATCAAGCCTTGCTCCAAGTGAATTCCGACCGCCTCTTGCGTTCTCGACTTCTTTTGTGATTTCCGCAATAGAGCTTGCGCCCGGGAAGGCCTTGCTATCATCGTTGATTACGCTTTTTCCCACACGCAAGCAAACGGTTTCAGCAGTTATGATTTCGTCGCCTTCCATAAGCACAATGTCCATTTTGCAAATACCTGACAAAGCAAGCATTGTGTCTGTTAGCGTAACTGTGACTACATTATTTTCGGTGTCAACGACTGCGGCAACGCTGTCTGCTACGATTACATCATCAACCGTAGCATTGACTTTAGCTGACATTGTGGAGGCAAGGTTAACAGTTTCACCGTTGACGGTGAACGCAAAATCAATAATGCGTGAGCCTTTGTCGCCCTGTCTGACCTCTAAGATTTCGTAGTTCTTACAGCTGTTGATTTCGAGTGTCATTTTTGTATGATTAATGTTCAAATTTTTTCACCTCATTTAACTATATAATCAGATAACTTTGACTTCGCTGTGCCGAGTTCAAGACTGTTCCAACGTTCAAGCACAAAATCATAGTCTGTCTTAATGATTTTGGCTTGTAAGCTATCGTTTTCAGTATCAACATACGCCGTGTCGCATAAATGCAGTCCAAGCATTTCGGTGAGTGTAGGGGGATAGTCAACCTTTACATTGAGCGTAGGCGCTCCGTTTGTGTTTACGAGCTGTCCTCTTAAAACCTGCGCTTGAATATTTAGCTTTTGAATCAAGAAGTCCTTGTTCTCGCCTGTGTGAGCGTTGAAATCCCAGTAACCTGTTTCATCGCCGATGTAGACCGAACCGCCGTCCGAAACATCAACCGTTTTCACCTTAATTAGCTTAGATTTATGGGTTTTGAGTTCTTGCGGTTGAGAGCAGAGGATGACGTTCTTGTCGTTGTATGTGTCGTGGCAAGTGGCATAAGCTGCAACGTGGGAACAAATATCATCTGAATTAAGCGTTTGCGTAAGACTGCTGATGTTACTTCCCCAGCGCAAATGGCAGTTTGTAACCGCCCCACGTTTTTTTAACAACGATACATTAAAGTTATTGTATTTATATTCACCGCCGAAAACATCAACGAGTGAACCGTCAGCACCGCCCATAAAATCACCAAGAGTACAGGGCGTACAGAAGCCAAGCGTCATAGATGATTTTGTGGTAATATCTGATGTAAATTTGAAATAGTGCTCCCACAAGGTTGCCTGCGGGAACAGCGAATCACCCTCAAAATCACGACCTGTGCAAAGTATATCCCACCATTCCTTTGGAGTGTGCACAACATCAGTTTGGTTGGAAGTTTCAATTAAAAAGTTGTTGTACAAATTATGCTTGATGTGCTTTGCTTTAACCGTAATTGATTTTTTGTCTTTGTACTGCAAATCGTAAATCTCAAAATACTGCGGTTCATCGGTTGGGTTCGGTTTTGCCTTAATGAAATACTGCGTGTCGAGTAAATCAGCACATCTGTCCGTTGTTGATAGTTCCATTTCGAGCAAATAATCGCCGTTTCGTTCCTCGGTAACTTTACCGCTGATTATTTCTGTAAACCGTCCGAGTAGGTTAAATCTACTTGGGCCGATTGTTTTAAAATCCGATTTATACAACAAAGGGAACATTTTTTATAATCTCCTCCAGTTCGGTCTTATTGACAGTAATGCGTTTTTATATGCAGTTACAACAATTTGATTGTTTCCAACCTTTAATTTAGGAGGTATAGTATCGTCAACAAAATTAGTTGTACCGTCTGATTTGTGTGCAATATACTGCATAGTTTCGCCGTCAAGCACAGCGTAGTCATAACCGCCTGTGCACTTCAAATCAAGTGATTCACCGTTTATGTTAATTTTAGCAATGGCCGTAGTGCCACCGCTAACATTCGTGTTAGTTATGATGATAGTAGGTAAGGATTCATATTGTTCGGGATTGTGCAAGGAAACCGATTTATTAACTTCAAAATCAATAGTCCGTTGTCCGAGCTCGGAATGCCACCACGGCTTACGGTTGAATTTGATTTTTGTTGTTAGTAATGACGGCAATTCGCGAACAATATCGTCAGTGTTTGAAATATAAGCCTCGGTGAAATATCCGGGATTGTAAGTGTCCTTGTACTTTTGGTAACATTGATTTAAAGTTAGCCATTCGATAACAGCCCTCGCAAGATGTTTGGCTGACAATTCGGATAAATACGGCAAAAAGCAGATTTCACGCTCAAATTCAACATTCTGCCACCGCCCGTTATCAAGCAAAACATCACCGTCCCTGCATGGGATTTCAACCGTTGAAACATCTCTGACGGGGATTTCGTGCTGTGGCGCTTTTGTGATACGGCCACCGAAATACGATAACCACTTATCGCCAAAATAAAAGTTATGCATACGCTTTCTGCCTCCTTGTGATTTCGTCCGCAAGTCTGTTACTCATATCATCAACAAAGCTGTCAACATCCATGTCGTTGTTAATAGCGACTGAAGGAATGTTAATGCTAATGTTGTTAATGATGTTAGTTGAATCGTTTTCAAAAACCGAGCCTCTGCCTTCACGCTTTGATTGACGATATTCCTCAGCCTCTTGAGCTGTGAGAACTGCCTCGCCGGCATCAAGATATGCGGCAAATTTATCGTGCGGTACATAATCAATGCCGGCACGAAAACGAGGCAAGGTTACTTCCGGAATCGGATCTATCTCCCAGCCAATCATTGATGTTGCCCAGTTTACGCCTTCCAACAATTTATTAATAATCCAAATAATGCCGTTGATTACATTCTCAACAAATGTAGGCAAAAGGTTAAAAACATTCTTGAAAATGTTAACAACACCGTTCCACGCTTGTTCCCAGTTTCCCGAAAAAACACCTTTTACGAAATCTACAATTCCGTTAAAAATCCCCGAAATCGGTTCAAGAATTTTTTTGACTCCTTTAATTGCACCGCCTAAAACCTCCGAAAAGATTTGCGCCAACCATTCAATCACCGGAACAAGCGCAGGAATAAGAGTTTCAAGCATTTCGCCGAGTAAGTCTAAAACAGGACGGAGTGCATCGAAAACCTGTGAGATGACAGGCGATAACTGCTCAAAAACAGGCTGTAAAGTTTCAACGATGGTGTCGCAGAGCTCGCTGATAATCGGGATAAGAGGTGTTAAAAGGTCATTGAGAAATGTTGCTAAATCCTCAATAATCGGAGTGAGTGCCGCTAAAAGACCGTCGAGCAATACGCTTGCGAGCTGAATAAGCATCTCAATAACGGGCGTTAAAAGCTCTACAAGGGTACCAAACAACGGCATAATTGCCGTTATTAGCTGCATAAAATACGGGAGCAAATCCTGAATGATTTGCAGTAAAGGTGGAAACAGCTGTTCAACAATCTGAACAATGATAGGTGCTAACTGCTCCATAAGCTGAGCAATAAACGGTAGCAACTCCTCAATTAACGGCATTATCTGCTCGAGCATTGACACAATTATCGGTGCTACCTCTTCGCAAATGTTGATTAAAACAGGGGCAAGGTTGTTTGCCACACTCTCAATCAATGGTGAGAGCTGTTCGAGGAGCTTACCGCCAAGACCGATAAGAGAGTTAAGGACAGGCTCGGCGACAGCACCAATCTGAGCCATAGTGTCAGACAACTGCTGATGAGCTCTGTTAGATTCCATTACATCGCCATTTGTTTTCTTGTATTGAGCCGACGCATCAGAATATAGCGATGTGAGGGTGGATGTGATTAACTGCTGTCTTTCTTGTTCTGATGAGCATTTTGCAAGTTTTTCATTAAATTCATCTTCTGACACACCCATCCAGTTAAGAGCATCGGCAAGCGGACCTGTTACCTGTCCAACTTTTGCGGTTTCGTTTGCCGCCTCTGTCAAGCCCTCAATAGGCAAGGAATCACCGAATTGACCGTAAACACCTGTGCAAATCTCTGTCCAACTTTGCAGGTCTTTTGTGGAATCGCAAAGCAATGATAAATGATTAGCCGCCTCAGTTGCCTGTCCGCTGTCACCGACTACGGCATACAAGTCAGAGTAAGTCTGTTTTGCATCTGCCGCTGTAAATTTGTTGGTGGTGAAAGCTGTGTCGAGTTTACCCATTTCGGTGCGGTATTCTCTGGTATTTTCGGCAACTGACGATAATGCTCCGACACCTGCCGCCGCACCTCCGACCATTGCCGCTCCCCATTTGCCTGCGGTTTTGATACCGTTACCTAAGGTTGCGGCAACACCTTTACCTTTTTTCTCGGTTTCGGCGATTGATTTATTTGCCTCATCGTTATTAACAAAAATCGAGCCGAATAACTTAAATATTTCAACAGCCATTAGCTACACCTCCTCCCATTTATAATTGTCAAGGTAGTTTTCAACCGTTTTTTCAATTTCCTCTGTATTGACCGTATCAACAATGTTGTCAGACCGTGTCGAGCCTGTTGCCTTGTTAACGAAATCCGTGTACGACAAGCCTGTGAAATTTCCCACAACAGTCAAAATATAGGCTTTGTAAAGCAATTCGTCATTACGGTCATTTATAGCATTTTTGATAATCTCGACAGCCTCAGAAAAAGACAGCTCATGCAGTACGGCAGTATTACCACGACAATACTGCATGAGCATTCCAAATGTTCTTACTTCAAGGCTGAGAGCGAGGTAAAAAAACTTTTAATATCATTCTCTCTGATGATTTTCTTTACATCGCTGAGGACTTCGGGGATACTTAATTTACTCACCTCATCGGAAGTAATGTCGCCTCTGATGTCGGCCAGCAATGAATAAAATTCCTGTTCTGTTTCTTTGTTCGACAAAGAAGTCAACAGCGTAATCACAAATTCAAGGCCGACCGCTTCGGTGTTGACTGTTTCATCTTTACTGTTATTTTTGACAGCAATGCGATTTGCGAAATCTGCAATTTCCTCTTTGATGTCTGCTTTTTTGATAATGCGAGCAAGAGTAAATGCGTCTTTAATGCTTAATTTTCTCATAATTATGCCTCCGTTGCTTCCACTGTTTCCGTTTTTTCTGTCGGTCTGAAAATCTTAAACGGTGGCTTGATTTCCTCGTCCGAATCATAAGCCTCGGGGGAAAGGTTACCGTAAAACTGAGCTTCTACCTTGCCGTTGTCTTTGTCGGCAATTGCAAGTGTAAGACCGTTCTCATTGAAGCCGTTGAACACCTGAATAATACACGGCTTATCCTCCCCGAGGAGGCAGCCTACCCAAGTGATATTCTTAATGTAGTCACCGTCAAGAATAACATCTCTACCCGTGATTACATCGTAGCCTACGACCTTTTCGTCTGTGCCTTTGTCGGCAATTCCAAGGCCATAAATGAAGTTCTGGGTAGTCATCTCAGCAAGTGTTGCCTTGATGTAAACTTCCCAACCGTCAACTACTGTGTCGCCTTTAGTTCTTGTTTTTACGCCGTCAAATTCAAGGCGTCTGAGTGTCGGCTTTGCGGAAAATTCACCGCCTTTGATTGTTACACCAAGACACTTACCTGCCTTTTTGGCACTTGCATATGTGTCCGTAGCAGGATCGTAATTTACAAAAAACGCACCTGCGTCAAGTAACATACGGTCAGCCGTCTTATTGCTGTAACCGCTGTACGGTTTAATCTTTCGTGGCTTAACTGTTGCCATTTCAATCGTCCTCTCTTTCATAAACCCTCAATTCAAGGGTTGCCATTATTCTATTTATTGTTTTGTCCGATTCGGCGACATACTGCCTGTCGCCGTTGTTGTAAAACTTGTAATGCCGTTTACCCTGTGTATAGGTTGCTCTCGCAATATCCGAATAGATTTCATCCACAATATTGTCGATTTTCTCGGTGGTGAACCTATCGTACAGATTAAGCGTAACAAGATATTTCTTGTACGGCTCGTCGGTGTAAAGCTGTTTCAGTTCGTAAACAAGCCTCGGGAAGCCGTCACCAACCATAAAAAATGAGGGGACATACTGCGACAAAACCGCATTTAATAAATTTTTAATGCTATTCACCGCTGTATTCCCCCTCACTGATTTTTCGTTCTGCCTCTTCTGTGCCTACGGCACTTAGGTACTGTTGTTCAATTTTTATGATGTCTTTGATGTTACTTTCGGCGGCATCACTTAACGCTCCGATTTTTGGGTATTTATTCGTGCCAATCTCTTGGTACAGTCCATAGAATCCGCCCGGTTTGAAGCCTACCTGCAGGTCAGGAATTTTTTGCTTTGAGCGTACCCAATACTGTGTGTTTTTCGCTAAGCGTCCCGTCCTGCGTTTTATTTTTTGTCGTGACCGTTTACATACCAACTTGCCAACATCACGCAGAGCGGCTCGTTCAAGCTCTTTGAGCGTATATTGAATACGGTCAACATTGCTGATTATCTCAACGCCGTTTTTTGTGATTTTAACTGCTTTAGGAAGTGACATTGTTTTCACCTACCACATCCGTTAAATACAGCTCCGTACGCTCTGTGCCTTTAATCTCATACGCACGATAAATCTTGAACCTCTTATTTTCGAGATAACAAAATTCTTCATTGTGGTACTCGAACGAGTTGACTTCAAGCATACATTCGGGTTTCAACCCGTTCGCCTGTGCCTGAAAAAATTCAGATTGTCGAACATATTTGCGTTGTGCATAAATCGTTCGGAGTTTTTCCTGATACACAATTTCGCCGATATCATTGGTTGTTTGCCCTGACTTTTCAACAAGTTTAACAAGAGTATCTGCATTCATTCTGTTTGCGCTCCTCTCGCCGCCATTGCATCGCGCAATTCTTCGTAATGCCGTGCCCATTCGCTGTCGGCGGTAACCGAAAAATAAGCACGGCAATAGAATTTGATCGCCTGCATAACAAGTGCAGTTGAGTTTTTGTCGTTGACGTCAACTCCTGCACCTGCCATGTCACTTTTGGCAGAATCAATGAGGGCAGATATTTCATCGTCAAACAGCACCGTATTGATACGGAGCGAAACCTTTACGGCTTCAATTTCATTAGATACTGCCATAATTCAAACCTCTTTTAAGCGCTCTTTTTTACGAGTTTTACAAGGCTGTGAGTATCCACGACCTTACCGTCTGCAAGCATTACGGCTTTAAGGACTGTGTTATCGGTGTCGTCCTCTTCGTACTTCTTGACGCTTAAGCCCATTACCTCGTTGAAGATGTAATCGTTAAGATTGAACATCATCGCAAAGGTTGTGTCGGCTGAAACCGTGTCAGCATACGAATCCATATAGCCGTCTGTTGGGATAACAGCACGACCAAAAAGTGAGAGTGACGGCTTGCCGTTAAGTCCTTCGGACATACGAGCGACAGGCTGACCGTTGCTGTCTGTAATGCCCATAAATGCAAAGAATGACTTCTTTGTCATCAGCCATACAGCATCATCGTATGCAGCAGGAAGAGCCGCCTCAGCCGAGCAAAGTGTTGAATATGTAAGCTTGCCGGTTTTTGCAATCTCGATTGTCTGGCCTTCAGGGGGAGTGCAAGAAAGAATGCCGGTTGGCGAACCTGAACCCGAACCCTTAACGATTGCCATTTCGCAAGCCTTAACAACTGCGGTCTTGATCTGGTCGATAAACTGTGATTCAAAAGTGTCAAGCGCCGTTTTGGTCATAAAGAGCGAGAACGCAACCTTGCATTCAAGCTTATAGCCGGCAAAGACAACCTTGTCAGTAGTTACCTGCTGCTGGTCTGAACCCTTTTCCTCATCAACCCAGCTTGCTGTCGGGCGGATGTTCTGTGTAGGGATAAGGAGTGCTGTCGGATAAGCCGTCTTGAACACTCTTGCGTAAATTTCGCCGATTTTTTCAAGTTCAACGATTAAACGCTGATACATTGTGGTCGGCACAATAGCCGCCGCAGTGCTTGATGTGGTCTGTGATGCCACATTCATAAACTTCTGTGGCACGGGTACACCGTTCTGAATATAGTTAGCGAATGCTTTTCTGTATTCAAGTGTCGCGTACATGTCTGTTACCTGTTCGCCCTCATCTGTGAGGTCAATTTTTGTTTTGTGATTTTCAAATGGCGCAGGCATTTTAATTCCCTCCTCTGCATTTTTATTTGCCTTATTCACGGCAGAATTTTCAAACTCACTGTCGAGCTTATCAATCTGCTGTGTAATCTCTTTCGCCTCGGCGAGCTTGTTTTCTGCAATGAGCTTTTTTGCCTTGTCATAAAGAGCATTTCTCTTGTTGAGATATTCCTGTTTGTTCATTCTTCTTCAACTTCCTTTCGTTTGAGTAATTCAAGTTTTGCTGTAAGCTGTGTTTTTTCGTCCCTCATCTGTTTGATGATTGTATCAGGGATAAGACCACTAAGGCTTGCCGCAAGTTTAACCTCTTTTGGCTTTTCAGCATATTCTGCGACCTTGTCAATAAAACCTTTTTCGACTGCTTCATCAGCAGTGAGCCAAGTTTCCTTGTCCATAAGTCCAATAAGCTCGTCCTCGCTCATACCCGTTTTAAGTCGATAGGCTGTCGCAACGGCTTTACTTGCTTTAAGCAACACGCCTGATTCGTGTGCCATGTCATTGTAATCGCCTGCGGCATAGCTTGAAACATTATGAATCATAAGCATACCTGTTGGCACAATTTCAGATGTGCACGCACAAGCGATGTATGAAGCGGCAGAGGCGGCAAAAATGACCTTGATTGTAGCCTTGCTTTCGGCGAGCATATCGTAAATTTCGGAGGCGGCAAAGATGTCACCACCTGACGAATTGATAACAACCTGTACGCCCTCATCCGCCACTTCGTCAAGCTGTGAGCGAATGTCGGCTGGGCAACAGGAATCTACTCCAAACCAGTCGTAAATCCACTTATCATCATTCGTAACGATAGGGCCTTTAATGTCAATTGTTTTCGGCATCGTTTTCACCTCCCTGTCCAAGTGATTTAATTATTAACAGTTCTTCACTGCTAAGCTCCCAGTTATTCATTTCTGTTGCTTCAATTTTCTGCAATTCAGCTTTCTGCAATTCAGCTTTCTGCAATTCAGCTTTCTGCAATTCAGCTTTGACACTATCCGAAATCAAAAAACCAGCACCAAAAATAGCCTTTTTCTTCGCTCTTTGTGATTCTAAAGCTCTGATAAAATGGCATTGCGATTTTTTTATTTTTATATCAATGCCATACTTCGCAAAAGGATAAAGTTTAGCACTGGTAATTACGCTATCAGGATAAGAATATTTCGGGAGTTGTTTCTTTATTGCGGCAAGCGTTTTATTATCTGCAAGCTTAACTGCTTTATATAAAGTTGGAGCAGTTCTTATTTGCAAATCAGGATCATCTAAATTTGTAATAAATGATGTATTTACAACTGCACCATTTTCGTATGTAATACTAATGCCGCAAAGAATTGTTGTGTAGTTGCAACTTCTTTTATTGCTAAAAATAGTAAGAGTAGGAGCAAATAAAAAGCATTTAATTTTGTTGCGAGTATAAAAATCTAAAATTTTTGCCAAAAGGCTAAAGGGCGGATTATCAACAACTATTTTTCCCGAATAATCGTAATTTTCGTAGTCGCCTCCGGGATAAAACGGACGGCAAAAAGTGGATTTATCAAGATTGTATTCGTTCGCCACCCAATCGCTTATAGCTTCATAAACTAACGATGGTGTATAACAATCATCTGTTGTTTTCTTGGGTTTAAATTTTTCAACAAAATCTTCATAATTTTTACTCTTCACTTTCTTCACCTCCTTCGTCAACTGCAACTGTATCTAATCTTCTGAGCGGAGTGTCTCCGCCCGGAACAGGAGCAAGACCAAGTGATTCTCGCCATTCATTCGGAAGCATTGCTCCACGGTCTACCATTCCGGCAAAATTCAGTTTTGTTTTAAGGCTTGCAGATTGTAGATTGAACGAACCGACTGCTATGTAATTTCCACAACTTCGCTGACGGCGAGTGAATAGTTTCCGTGTCAGCTCGTTTTTCAACTGAATAATCTTCGGTGAAATCACCGCCTCAAAGTAAGCGTTTTCTTCATCTTCGTTCGCTGTCGATGTGATAATTTTCACATTAGTGTTAAAAAGCTCAAGGATTCTGTTTTTTGTTCTATCCATTTGCAAAGCATTTGGAACATAGTCATTCGGGGTTATCTGATTTGCGTCAACTTTTGCGTCAACTGCCGCAACACCCACGGAACTGTTGCTGATGTTAAGGTAGTTATCAGCAAACGCTTTTGCGTTCTTCTTCAAATCCTCAGGACGCAACGATGAGGTATATTTCAGCAACCATTTAATGACACTTGAATTTCTGATAGCACTGATGATGCCGCTGTCGGTTGTTTCAACAATTTCAAGCAAAGGTGCAAGAGCCTTAAATTTGCCACTTCCGAATATGTCATTTTCAGCGAAATCATCACGCAAATGTATGACATCTTCGGAGGCAAAGCGGTAGGTCTTGCCGTTTGCAAGGATAAATTCATAAACAAGGTTGCCGTTAGTGTCGTACAAGTCCGTAGCTGATTTAGCCGGTATGAAATACAATTCCGTAGGCAAGCCGTTTGTGTCTCTAATGATGAGCCAAAAAGCATTGCCCGATAGCGATAGCTGTGTGCTTGTCCTATACAAAAGCATATCCATTGTTGTGTACGGGTTAGGTTCTTCAAGCAAGAACTTGATGTAAGGTTCGGGATTGATTAAGAGGTCTTTTCTGCCGTCAACGATTGTTTCCCTTATATGCTTAATTGATAATTTTGAAAATCTGAGAGCCTGTGCATTAACGCAAGCTCGGACGGTGTCGGAATCATATGCTCTGTTGCCCCACAAGAAGAAATTTGAATTATTCTGTGTAACAAGTTCAACCCTTGAAAAATTCTTTGTCTTTCTGACATTGCGAACAGAATTTAAAAAGTTCTTAAATTTTCCCATTCTCTCACCTCCTAAACAATGCTTAAATATTCGTCTTCATATTCAAAATATAGCGTGTAAGCGTCAAGCAAAGCCGCAGTACCGTCAATTCGTCTCGTTGACTTTGAGGTCTTAATTGGCTGTATATTACCGTTTCTGTCCTCATCTATTGCAGTATTTGCGAGACACCATTTATCAATTGGATTGTTGTTGTAGATTATTCTTTTCTTGACAAGGTCTGCTTTGAGGGCTTTCATCGGGGCAGACAATGTTTTCTTACCTTGGTGTACAGCTTCCATAACGGTAGGACCGAAAGCGTCAATCATCTGATTAACCCACATCTGAGCTGACCAAGCGTCATAGCCCTCTTTCCACAAGTAAATGTCGTATTCGTCTTGTAACTCTTGATACCACGCTGTTACAACACTTGCGTCAATCTTGTTTCCGGGGCAGGTACGCATAAAGCCCTGTTCTATCCACTTATCATATGGAATTTTGTCCTCGGTTACTTTTTTCTCTACGAGGTCTGCCGGCATCCAGTACATTGACAATACAAAAATATTTTCATTGTCAGGCACTCGGAACAACATCTTGGCCGCCGTAAGGTCGGTTGTGCTTGATAGGTCTGCGCCGCCTATCCCGTAGGTTGGGCGGAGTTCCTTAACATCAAATTTTGTTTCGTTGTTAAGCTCCTCGAAATTGAGCCACGATTCAGTTGATGTTTCGGCTATGTTAAATTCCTTGCATACAAGATTTCGTACAAGTGACGGATTTGCTTGCGCTTTCTTGACCTTGCTTGCAAGGGCATTTCGATTTTTAATAGTGCCAAGTCCGGGATTAGCCTTTTCCCAGCAATCGGGCTTTTCCCATTCTTCACGCTTGTCAAGCTCATAGATAATGTAAAGGCTGTGTTCGTCTTTGTAACCTACATCATCAAACAAGCCGTTCGTGGTGCGGACAGCATCGTCATAGATTTCATCGTAGATGTCCTCTCTGATTTTTCCGGCTGTTGTTGTAACAAGAATAAGCGGTTGGTCTCGCCCGATGGTACCGTCTGCCATAATGTCATACAACTGTCTGCCGTTTTTCCATTGGTGGAGTTCGTCCATAAGGCAACAATGCACATTCAATCCGTCGAGTGTATCTGAATCAGAAGCAAGCGGCTTAAACACTCCGCAGTTGTAATCTTCTGAACTCAATTCATTTAGCAGTGGTTTAATTCGCTTTAGCAGAGTTTCACTCTTGCGAACCATTCGTTTCGCTTCCTGCCATATAATCTTGGCTTGGTCACGCTTTGTGGCGACTGCATACACTTCGGGACCGGGTTCACCGTCACCGATGAGCATATACAAACCAATTGCAGAGGCAAGCAAAGACTTGCCGTTCTTTTTTCCGATAATCAGCACAGATAAGTTATATTGTCTTATACCGTCATCGTCTACAAAGCCAAATGTCGCCGCAAGCCACGCTTTTTCCCACAGTTCCAGCTTTACAAGCTGACCGCCCATTTTGCCTTTACTATGTCGGCAATAGTTTTCAACAAATTCAATGATGTGATTTCCTCGCTTAGCTTCGTAATGATAGCCGTCTGTCGGATTAATCACCTTATCGCTTAAATGTTTGTACCACTTGCGTATCTTGTCGCAAACAGTAACCTTGCCGTTCTTTATCTGCTCGTAATATTCAAGTATCGGATTATAGCTTAATGGATAGCGTTTCAAAGCTTGTCACGCCCCTCGACAAAATCGTCAAAGCCGTCTGTTGTCGCAATCTTTGCCTCGGTCACTTTCGGGAGCATATCGTTGAGCTGTTTGATGTATTTGAGATAGTTGCCGAGCATTGTGTTATACAAATCCGCCTCAGGTCTTTTGCGTGAGTACGGCTCTTGTGTTTCCGACTGTGAAAATAGTTCAGTTAAGCCATAAATCGCAATATCCTGTTGCAGTTCTTTCAGTCTGATTCGAGTGAACGCCGCATTCTCAATGAGACCAACAGCGAGGTCTTTTCTCTTAACTTCTATGTCCTTGTAGATTTCCGTTAATCGCTTTATCTCTCGCTTAATCGCTCTTTGTTCCTTTTGTTCGTCAGTCATTTTACAAGTCACCGTCCTTTCACACAAGTTTTTGGGGGGAGGGGGGCTATATGTAAGGCGCGCAAAAAATCTAACTGCCCCCCTCGGTCCTACGGTTACCGGTTTCCGATTTTTCAACGGGGGGGATAATCGGTCGGAGCATTCCGCTCTCATCAAAAAAATATTTTTTCGGTTCGCACCCACCTATCCCGTGCCCCGGCAAATCATCGTGACATTTTTTGCACACATATAATAAATTGTCGTAATTGAGAGTAACATCAGGATTGCTTATGTTGCTCTCATTAATCATGATCTTATGGTGCACGATAAAACCGTGTCGCTCTTTACACAGCTGACACAATCCGCCGTCAACAAGCATTCGTTCTGCGATAAAACTTTGTCGGCAGTCCTGCCATTTTTTAGACTTGTAAAATCCTATGGCAAATGCCTTAGCCATACCGTACACCACCAAAAATAAATAGAGCTACAATGCAATTGTCCTCTTGCATCATAACTCTATTTTAAACTATTTTGCGTCCCAAGTAAGGGACTGTTTTTCTAATCCACTAAGCCAAGCAACCAATCCGCCGATGTTGATAATGCCAGAGCTATTCGCTTAACATTATACGCTGACGGTTGACTTGTCCCTGCTATGTAATTGTAAATGTTTGACCGGCTCACTCCGGACTTACGCGCAAGGTCCGAAGGATAAATATTCCGTTCGGTCATTGCTTGCTCAAGCCGTCGAGCGAAAGTTAAATCGAAAGTTCTCATTTAATTATCGTCCTATCATAGCTTTGTACTTGTCAATGTGCTTCTGATAATTTCCGTTTGCTTTTGCTGTTTGAATCACTTGTCGAACCTGAGAAGGATTGCGTTCATAATCTTTTGCAATCTGTTTAACAGATTCACCGAGAAAATCATATTTGCAAAATAGAAATTCAGAAATATCGGTCAATGGTCTGAATGGTATTTTAGATTTTTTAGATGACGCTTTTTTTCTTTCTCTTTCTTTTGCCTTCTCGCTAAGGATTTCTTTCCGGCAAATCGGACAGTATTTTGTTTTAGTGCAAAGTGTAATAACTTCAACTCCGCATCTCTGACAAGTAATTGTTATCGGTTTAGCCGTCAATCTACTTCACGCTCCTCGTCAAGCATACCAAATTTCTGCCCCAACGCAACAACAGCGGTTACAATCAAATGCAAATCCTTACCTTTGATGTTACACATATTAAAGCAAACATCGCCCTCATCGTTATCAAGTTTACCAAAATCAATAACAAGTCCCTTTGTGATCGTCTTGCTTTCATTGTTATCGTAATTAACGGTAATGTTTTTAATATCTTTCATTCTTCTACCTCACTTTCAAGCCAATGTTTTGTGCAGTCAATGCAACTGCTTTCATAGCTTGAGATACTTGCCCTACTCAAATAGAGCTTTTCGCCCAGTTCGTCCTGCGTTAATCCATTTTCAAGTCTTAACGCTTTTAGCTTTTCGGGGAATGCCATTACTCTTCGCCTCCCTCGGCAGGCATAGGCTGATTCCAACACTTAACGCAGTTACGGTCTTTTTTTGGGCAATCATCTATGCTCATAAGCCCTAACTGATAAGGACAAATATCTCTAGGTATCCCAGTAAGTATCCCAGTAACATGAAGCTGAACATTTGGATAATGTTCCAAGAACACGCTCAAATAAGTCCTCTGCGGATTTTCATCACTCCACCGCTGTACTATTTCGATTGCCTTTTCAGGGTGCGTTAATTCTAATTCAGTGCAAAGCATTTCTTCGTCATTATTAAATCTGCTCAATGGGCAATGATTACACGAAATACGACACACACCAACATCACTTGATTTTGTCATCCGAGCTTGTTCACTCAAATAGTTTTTAGTTTTTGAACAATCAATCATTTAATTCACCTCTATTTCCAAATTAAGATAGCTTTCGTTATCTATCTCGTTTCTCAATTTCTGTCCATAGTCAATGCCTTTGTATTTTAATGCCATAGTTTTATCAAATTCTTTGTGAATTTTAATAGAGGCATATTCTACATTGTTCTTGTATTCCTCTGTAAATTCTTCTGCCCCATCTTTAATATTCGCAATATATCTCAGGGCTTCAAGATTTAATTTATAAAGTCGCTTTGCTCCGAATCCGAAATGGCGACTCAATATTATGGAAGCAAGTTTCAGCCCGTAACCGATACCGGTATCAAACATTTCACCACGAATACGATCTTCGTGCTGTTTACTTCTTAATTTCCAGTTGCTTTTCATTTATCACAACTCCTATTTAAATTTCTTTTTGTTTAGCTAATATTTGCAGTACACATAATATTAAGAGATTTTTCAGGATTATCCCTATAAAATTTCTGAATCCAATATTTTTCCCGTTCCAGTATATTACAACCAAGAGGAACAATTTCAATGACCTCAAATCGATAATCTGTGATATTCTCTATTGGGAATCTTTCGGTTTTGAGATGTTGCCCCCAGCGAAAAACAGGAGCATACATTGTTTGTCCTATGTAAAATTCACCAGTTGATTTTTTGGATATTTTATATATGTATCCTGATACTTTCTCCGAAAACATATCTTTGGTGATATAAAATTCTTCATCATCGTTAGGTCTTATCTTGTTACGTTCTCTGCTCTCATATACTTGCTTACACTTATGGGAACAAAAGCGTTTTTCAGCATAATCTTCAATTCCGTAAAAATAGTTTCTAACTTCATAATCAGAAAAATATATTGGTTTTCCATAATATGTCTCAACGGTCGCACCGCAACAATCGCAAGTAAAAGTTACCTTATTAAAGTATTTTTCTGTTGAATAGCAATGCTCAGCAATAATCACGCAGTACAAATCACCAGGACGAAGTTTTCTGGAGTAGCGAAAGGAAATACCACTCCCGTATTCATCTTTTATAATTTTTTTGAACTCCTCTCTACTTTCACAAATAAGGCAATCCATTACAAGTTCATTATTTTGAGATTTACTTATTGATGAGTAAAGGCCAAATTCAAAATCTTTCTCTGTATTTTCCTTGGCTGTTTTTTCATCTGCGACTTCATAAATTCGATAAACAATTTCTACCAATTACATTCACCTTCTTCCGTAAGTACATATCCAGCCTAACTGCACTTCTTTCACATACGGACATCTTTTGCAGCAATAAACACATATGTACAAACCTTTTTCAGAGTATGGGCATTTCCGTATGCTACACGGATGATATTCGTGTTTACACTTTCGACAAACCTGCAATTTCATAATCAATCACCCAATTGCAGATATTTTTCAATTGTCTGCTTTGCTGATGTACTGCCATAACATACCTTTACGGCGTATCCGCACCGTGAAAGATTCTGCAACCATTTATCCTGATGTTCAGAAGTCTTATTGTTGCCGACTTTAAGCTCAATATATAAGCCGTGATATTTACCTTTTGGCACAGCAAGGCATAAATCCGGAACACCTGCCCTAACTCCTTGCCTTTTAAGATGTGCGGCTTCGGCTTTATCTCTTCTGCCACCATTTGGAACAGCGTACAGCATTGAAAGTTCAGGATGTATTTTCATTTGCACACATTTATCCGCCCATTTAATGAGTTTACATTGCTCCTGTGCTTCAGACATCATTTTCATTTCCTCTCGTAAAACGGTAATTCTTATTTTTATCGGCTTTAATAAAAATTTTCGGATTAGCCATTTCTGAAATTCTACTGCCTAAAGCCTCATCAATCTGCGAAATCTGTTCAAGTGATAATTCAGATGTTATGATAGTCGGCAATCCTTCATTGTATCTGTAATTGATAATCTTAAATGTAGCATTGACATCAGCTGTTGAGACAAAATCGCCCCTGCGAGTTTTAAAGAAATCATCAATGTAAAGAATTTCCGCTTGCTTATATGAATTTATGAGAGCTTCATACACCTCTAAATTACTCGATGCCTGCTTGATTTTGGTAATATCATCCTGCCAAAGCATATATTTAGGTGCTTTGCCTTTTTTGAGTAATGCTCCGACAATAGCTGTACATATATGTGTCTTTCCACAACCGGGCTGACCGCCGAAGAAGAACCAATCAGAGCATTTGTCAATGTACTCATATGCTTTATCTTTCACATATTTCTGCCAATCTGAGGTTGTCTTGTAACTTTCAAAAGTATATCGTTTAAGAAGTTTTTGAAGACCGCTGTTCTGCATTCTGTGAAGTTCATCTCGAATTTTCATACAATCACATTTGCAAGCAACCACATCATATGTAACCTGCCCGAAAGGCGTTTCGCCTGCCTTTACACGGTAAATATAGCCTCGGTTCATACATTTCTCGCACTCATAGCCAATGAGCTTACCGGGTGTTGAGTTAAACACTTTTGCTTCTTGTTCGGCTCTTTCTCTCGGAGTGAGTTCTTTAGAAGACTTTCTCGCCCGTTGGATAATTTCCTCCGCTCGCTGTGGTGACATTATTCTTGACATTATCGCTTGGATTGAATCCATATCCTACACCTCCTCTGTCTTGGACCTTATTAAGCCATTTAGTTATGAACCCTTTGATACCATTCTTTGTTTTTCTCCTATTAGGATTAGCTTCGAGCCACCCCAACATCGAACGCAATTGTTGTTCTACATCAACAGCAGGATACAAAATTTTGTAGTGCTGAACATCAGATTTTGAAACTGAATAATTACTCTTATCGTTCAAGGGTAATGTAATAAAAATATTTTCACCGGCGGTGTCGGCTGCATTTGCAGACGGCATCGCATAATAATTATTTCTATTTACTTTACTTTCCTTTACTTTACTTTTCTTTGTGTCATTCTCGGAGAGATTATGCTCATTCTCGGAGAGATTATGCTCATTTTCAGGTATAACTATATAAGCCTTTGTTTCTTCCGTTTTCAAAAGCCAATATAATCTATTTATTGTGCGACCTCGCACGGAGCGTTTTTCGATAGCGTACATATATCGTTCTTGCATCATTTTGTTGGTCAGTATGCTCTCCCTATCAAACAGCCCGTTATCAAACAGCCCAATTCGTAAGCAAAGCTTAACTACCTGATTTACCGTATCTGATTTAATTCCACCGCTCATTCGTTTCGCTATCGTGGCAGCACTGGTTTCTTCTCGCCACTCATAATAGTAACCATTTGTTGCATAAGCTTTGGTACAAATCCAAAAAAATACTCCAAAGCCGTCCCAACCCTGTGCATCAATAAGCACATCAAATCTCTCATCATCATCGAACAAGTGAACATCCCAAGCCGCAAAGTCAAGCCCTCGCTTTGGTTGTCCAGCCATTCACTGTATCACCTCTTTCTTTTTGTATTAAGTTTCAGCTTTGTACAAAGATATTCATCAAGTTCTATACCGTAGATTTTGTACTTATCAAACAGCTCTTTTTCGTGCCGATGTGCTTCATCGTGGTGCTTTCTGCAAAGACATATAGCTTTTAATCCTATATGTACAATCTGTTCCCTATCTCGCCCCATACCAATTCTGTCAACATGATGAACTTCACCTGGTGCATTGCATATTGCACACTTACGATTTTCAAGACAACTGTACAAGTATCTGCCTATATCATCTGTAACATTAAGCAGAGTATCTCTTGTTCCGATATTTTGGTAGAAACAAAAATCTATCAGATAGCTTATGAAATCTCTTGCTACGCTTTTTTCGCAATCAGACAGCGAAAAGTATTCAATGCCAAATTCACCGCAAAAATTAAACTTGAAATATTCTTTAATCCATTCGGGATTATCTCCGCACCAAAATGCTATATCTCTGATGATTGCGTATATTTTTCTTCGCTGTTCGGCAGAAATCGTGCGTCCGTCAACAATTCTGAGTTCAATTTCATGTACTTGTTTCTGTGCAAGTTCTCTGCCGATACGCTCATGCGGTCTTACTATTAAGTTATATCCGTCATAAGATACTATGTTAGCTGATGTAATCATACTAAAGCCTCATGTTGATGCATGTAAACAAAGGAACTGTTTTGCCCCATTTGCTGATACAACCATTCGTCACACTTTTCTTTGCTCAAATGTGTACGAAGAACTCTGTCTTCGTACACATATAGACCATTTAATCTTTTATCTTTTATTCGATTGAGTAATTCTGCTTTTGAGTAGTTAGCTTCAACAAGATACAAATCGTAGTTTTTAGCCGTAATATGAGCAATCTCCGATGTATCAGTTGCGTATATAACTTTATATATCCCTTGTTGAGTGCGAAAGTGTAACTTCCATCCGATGTTTGGAACATCGTGCCGAAGTGGTACTGCCGAAAAAGTAATGTTGCTTATTGAGTACCATTTATCCTGTGCAACAATAAATGAATTGTTTTGAAAGGAGGTATCACCTAATGAAAAAAGCTTTTTGCAAAGATAATTGGGGTAAATTATCCTAATAAGAGGGTGTTCGGACAGCAGTCGCTTTAGAGTAGCAACATTACAATGGTCTCCGTGTTGATGAGTTAAAAAAACATATTTAACTCGGTCAACCACTTCACACTCAACAAGTTTGCTGAACGGCACTCCGCAGTCAATCAAGACCTGACCGTCAAGAAGAACTGCGTTGCCCTTAGAGCCTGTACTGATTATCTCAACATCAATCATCTCACTCTGCAAGATCATCGATTGAGAATGCTTCATCGGAATCAATCTGCTGTTCAGATGATTCCGGTAATGGGGCATCTGACGGTACATCTGCGTCAATCATTGTATTCGTTTCATAATCGGGAGTACCGTCGGCATTGATTATATGATTGTCAGCTTCATACGCTGTCTGCATTTCAACACTCATAACGCCCCATTTGCTGATAAGCTGTCTGAGCATTGTTTTCTTAGCCATCGCATCAAAATCCTTTGCCCAAAATGTATAGCTTGTACCCTTCTTGATATCATTTGCATATCCAGCTGAATACTTCATAGCGTGCTGTTTCATCTTATCCTTACTCCAGTAAAGAGCTTTCTCAAAGCCGTTTACATAGCGAAAATAAGCATAATATCCGATTGTTTCAGCTGTTTCACGCTCTGTTTCATCTTCAGTCATTTTGATTGTAATTTCTTCTGTGAGCGGATCCCAATTAAGAAGTTCTCCCTCTTTGATTTCCACCACATTAAGTCTTTTATACTGTCCTGAACGGATAGCAAGCTGAATATAGCCACGATAACCAAGAACGAATGTTGCTGTTGTACGATTGTTCTTACGGTCCTTAAACGGAACCATGTAATACTGTCCGAGCTGTGGTGATGGTGGCAAGCCGAGCGAATGTCCGCAAAGTGCCGCTGAAAGAATTGTTCCTGCATCACATTCTTCGAGTGCCGGATTGGTACTCACTACTGAGGTAATAGCCGCCGTGAACTTTTGGATTTCCTTCGGGTCTTTCATTGAGTTTGAAAGACTTTTCTGAAAAGCCTGTGTCTGGAGCATTGACGAAAACTTCGGCTTTCTCTGCTGAATCTGATTGTTTTGATTATTATAATTACTCATAGCGCAATCCCCTTTCGTTGATTAACTGCTTAACAGTGAGTGCAAAATCTTTAAGCTGTGATTTTGTACCGTAAACCTTGAATGACAATGACAGAACTTTTTCATCTTGCTGTGGCTGTTCTGATATTTCTTCAACCGGAGGAGCAACTTCTTCAGGCACATTTGCAACAAACGGTTCATATTCGTCAAGAGTGTTGCTCACAGCCTGCTCGGCTTTTTCACGCTCTGCTCTTTCGGCTTCTGCCCTTGCTTTTTCTTCTTCAATAGCCTTGTACCTCTCGGTTACGGAAGTTATTGCAACCGATACATTCAAAGACCGCTTATACTCGTACAGGATTTCGTCCTTGTGCTCCTGCGTTGCGATAAGCTTTAAGTCATCCATAATCTTGTCAAGGTTAGATTTTATAGTTTCTTTAAGCTTTTTGAGAGATACGCTCATAGTAATGTTTAAACTAACTTGCTCATATGCCACAAAATCAATACCGAGTGATTTTGAATACTCATCAAAATAGCTTTTTGATTTTTCGTACTTTTCCTGTTTAAGACCCTGCTCAATGGTGTCAACCTTACCTTTAAGGGCGGAATCAGCTTTCTTATAAGGCAATAACACGCAATCTTTGTAAACTGTTTCAAAAGCCTCATAAGGTGTTATTATTTCCGATTTAACCGCTTTTCGGCGAGTTTCAAATTCCGCAAATTCCTTATTGAGCGATGAACGCAACTTCTTGATTTCCTTGTAGTTTTCGTCTGTACATATCATTTCGCAGGCAGTGTTTACCTTTTTCTCAATTTCAGATTTAACCAGCTTGAGATTCTCGATAATGACAGGAATCTGAGCTACCTGAATTAAATCGGTTGAATCAGGTTCTACATCATTAACTGTTGACAGATTTTTTACTTCTTCCATATCAGCAGTTTCAAGCAAATTAACGGGTTCTGTAATTTTGGTCATTTTATGTTACCTCCTTAATCTATTGACCATTCTTCCTCGGTAATGCCGTGAAAAAGTTCGGCACATTCACGAGAACAGAAAATATCATCATTTGTATCTCTGAAATATGTATAATCATATCTGAGTTCTGCGTTGCACGCTCTGCAATGCCCCATTACCAGTACTTGCGGTGCGTTTGGGCACATCGGATTACACGGAGTGTTTCTGCATACTTCGCACATTTTAATATCTCCTAACTATTGATTTTTCGATTCAATATGATATAATGAGCTTGTTTAAATTTCTTTTTGTTTAATCCCGTGTTGCTGTTCCTAAGCAATGCGGGATTTCTCTTTGCCTGCAAGTTGCATTTCAAACAACGCCTTTGATACTCTTTCAGCTCTGAGTTCTTCCCTGATAAGCTGTTCAAGGTAATAATCCTCAAGGCGTTCACCGTTTGCATCACCAAATCGGCTGATAATAACCGCCAACTTGTTCTTAGCGTGTGCCTTAGCAATTTCAAACTCAGATTCAGTGCATATGTATCCGTTTGAGGATATAAAATCAGTGTAATTCAAAATATTTTCCCACCTTTATATTTGATAAACATTTTGCTAAGGTCCGCAAAATGTTCTTTTCATCAAACAACCTTGTAGTCGTTGGCATTTTCAACCCCCACACATTCAAAGCCGATTGTTTCTGGTTCTGATGATTCATAGGCTTTGAGCTTATTGCGAAGTGTACGGTTTTCGTTGCGATAACCGCTTGATGTCACCAGTTCAAGGGCGAGGTCTGCCCTTGCGTTTCTCAGCTCAATGCTGAGATGTCTGTTCTCTGCTCTGAGGTTTTCCACATCTTTGAGCAGTTTTCTGCGTGTCGGATAGTTTCTTAACCACATTTGTTACACTCCTTTCGCAATAATAACATTACATTTCGTTGCGTAGTCTATGAGCCTTTCGAGCGGTATGTTATAAGACCATTTACCGCCTTTGAACAGGCAAGCCGTGCCTATCGGCAGTCTCTGCTCACGCAGTCCGTTATAAACAAACTCGGGAGTGATGTCGAGATATTGCGCTGCAACTTTGGGCGGTACATTCTTGTATGGCTCGCCTGTCTTAGGATTGATAAGAATTTTGTCAATCATTTTTTCACACCTCCTCTTTATGCTGATTTCTGCTGTTCGGCTATCTGCTTGCCCACGGCCATTCCTTTCATCATTGCGAAAGCAACAGCCTTTTCTTCGTCTGTCATATCAATCAAGATTTTTGCAAGCTCTGCACCGATTGACTTGATGTCCATCTCCTGCTTATCTGTCATCGTTTTCACCTCCTTGATTACTTTGCAACTTTATTTTAACTTATTTTGATTACATTGTCAACAGTTTTTGCAAAAAAAATATTTTATTTTTATTTTTTGATTTTATTTGTTGACAAATTCATCATTATCTAGTATAATAACAACTGTAAGGAGGTAATCTAATGAGTAATAGTATTGCAAAAAGAGTTATTGAAGTTCGCAAAGCCATACATCTTAATCAAACTCAGTTTGCCGAAAGGCTCAATTTACAGAGGTCAATAATTTCTCTTTGTGAAAGTGAAAAAAGAGAGTTTTCAGAGCGAACACTTAGAGATATTTCGGCTATATTCAGTGTAAACCTCGAGTGGCTCAAAACAGGCGAGGGAGAGATGTTTGATGAAGAAAGTGAAGATGTCGTGATTGATGCTCTTAGAGCAGAGTATGACCTTGATGAAATCGACATTGACATTATTCGTACATATATAAGTATGGCGCCGCTTGAGCGGCAAGTTTTTAAAAACTTTATTAAAGGAGTTTCGGACAAAAACAAAGGGGAGCGTTAAGCTCCCCCGTGACCGTTCAAATTACGACGATATATGATTTTTATAAATTTCAGTATAGCTACTAAGGCTTTGTGATTTTCGATTGATTCTATGTATTCAATTATTTCTTGCCGGATTGCTGTGTTTTTCTTCATGAATTAATTTCCTTTCATTCGTAAGATTCGGACGAAATTCCTATAATTAAATTATAGAAATTCTGTTCGACAATTTCAAGTAGTAAATGTTGGCAATATATTACAAAGTCCCATAAAACGGACTTTGCTAATCAAAAATAAAAAAAGACCGCTCACAGCTGGCACTATGAGCAGTCAAAATAGGGATAAAAAGGCGCTAACCTCTTTATATTTTATTGTACATTTATTTGCGTTATTTGTCAATATAAAATAAGGAGGCAAAACAATGGGATTACTTTCTAAACTGTTCGGCAAACCAAAACAGCCTACACCACAACCACAAGTGAATGTAAAACCTGAAACGGGTAAATCACACTCTAAAAAGATGAAAGTTGCAGGTGTTACATTCGGCAACAGACAAGAATGTCTTAAAAGACTTAGGGCTGACAAGCAAGCAGGCAAGGTTGTTAATGTATCAATGCAAGAGTACAGCTATCAAGGTGAACCTGCAATTAAAATAATTGCAAACGGTATGGAGATTGGTAACTTACACACTGAAGATTGCGATTTTGTTAAAAATAATCAGTCACGAATTTTAGGTATCAAAGATTTGTATATCGGCTATGCTGAGGACATTAAGACTTATTACGCTAAAATTACGCTGATTATCCAAAATAAAACATAATAAAAAATCCGCCCTGACCTGTTGGCGCAGGACAGAGCGGAAACCATTACACGGGTGCAATGGTACTTTTAGAGCAATAATATTGTACCACACCTCTGCGAAAATTACAACATTTTGCAGGGGATTTTTGCGCCCTTTTTAAAGGAGCAAAATAATGAAAAAATGTATAAACCGTCGATGTAACCGAGAACTACAGGACGATTTTGTGTATTGTCCGTATTGCGGAAAAAATCAAACCGATAAACCCAAACGACAGCCAAAGAGGGCAAACGGCACAGGCTCTATTTATTACCGCAGAGATAGCAAGACCAAGCCGTGGTATGTTGCCTCAACAATAACAGGTAAGCGTGTGAATGTTGGAGGATTCGCAACACGCACAGAGGCGGTCAAAGCCCTAACAGACTACGAATCAGCCCCCACAAGCAACATTAACATTACATTTGCACAACTGCGAGAGCGCTGGCTAAAAACTAAAGCATATCAAAAATTGAGCGACGATGCCAAGAGTTCTTACAATGCCGCTTGGGTTAAGCTACGATCATTATACAACCGTAAGTTTAGAGATTTAAAAACTTTCGACTTTCAGTCAATTGTGGATTATTACGAAAACCCACATCACGAGGAAGGTGCCGGAGGCAAGCTAAAATATCTTCTGCCAAGCGGAAAAGGTACATATCAAATAACCGACACACCTAAAATGTGCGACGGCCTAAAATTTTCGGCACTACATAAAATTAAAGTGTTTGCCACTAAGATTTACAAATATGCCATGGAGCAAGATATAGTAGCCAAGAATTACGCCGAGTTTATAGAGCTCCCCGAACCCGAAGAAGTCAATGCTACAAGATTCACGGAAGTACAATTAGAGTTAATCCGGCAAAACATAGGGCGAGTACCGTATGCAGATTACGCATACATTATGTGTTATTTAAATTTCCGTGTATCGGAGTTTTTGACACTCACGATCGAGCAATACCATGTCAGCGAACAAGGCATACCTTATTTTATTGCAGGCATAAAGTCAGATGCAGGCAAAAATAGACTAATTCCTATACATCCCAAAATACAAAAAATGGTGACCGACTGCATAAATCATCACGGCGAAACTATCTTCTGCCGACTTGGTGACGACTTCGGCAAGCCGATGAACAAGGATTACTTTTTAAAATATGCTTTTCGTCCTGCAATGCAGGCTATGGGTTTAGGAAATGAGTTTACTCCGCATAGTTGCCGCCGAACTTTCTCAACGAGAATGTCAGCGGCAGGCGCACGAGAAGAGGACATCATCGCACTCATGGGACACGCAGAATACAAAACCGACATCAACCATTACATTATTCAAGAACTTGACACACTTTACGACGCTGTAAAAAAGCTCGCATAAAACAACAAAAGCCCCCGAAATCAATCGGGGACTATTTTTTTTGAGCCGTCAATGCCTTGTTACGCCCTGAAATTTGTAGCAACATTGTAGCAACCCACAATATCTTGCACATTCCTCAGCAATCTAAACAAAAGCGAAAACAAAGCAAAAAGCCAGTAAACAAGCCGTTTTCGGCTCAATTACTGACTTTCTTCGTGGCTCCCCCAACTGGGCTCGAACCAGTGACATCATGATTAACAGTCATGCGCTCTGGCAAGTGTAGGGAAATAGTATTGATATGTAGTAATTATTTTACAATTTTCATCTACCAGTC